ACAAGAGATAGTTAATAAGTTTGGTTTAGAGATCAGAGAAGATACAACTTTTATGATCGCCAAGAAAAGATTTAATCAAGCTGTAGATGAAAAAGCTACATTGATTGCTGAAGGTAGACCAAACGAAGGTGATATAATTTATTTACCTTTGATGAATAGTTTTTTTGAGATACAGTTTGTACAAGACCAAGAGCCATTCTTTCAATTAGGACAACTACCAGTTTATAAACTAGTATGTACTAGATGGGAATATAGTTCAGAACAATTGAATACAGGTATTGGTGATGTTGATGCTGCTGAAGACAAATATACTTTAGATCAATTAGCTCATCAGTTTACTTTAGAGAATGAAGTTGGATCAATGGTATTAGAAAACGATAGCGCAAGTGGTGATGTTAATTATCTATTACTTGAAACATACAACTTACAAACTCAATCAGCTTACGCTCAAAATAATGATTTAGATAGTGAAGCTGGTTTTGATACATCTTCTGCTGGAGATGATATATTAGACTTTACAGAACGTAACCCATTTGGAGAAATTGACTTTTAATGTTTGGAACTTATTTTTATAACGAAAGTATGAGAAGAATGACCATAGGCTTTGGTCAAATCTTTAACAACATACTAATTAAAAGACGAGACAGTGCTGGTAACATTACTCAATCAATTAAAGTACCTCTAGCATATGCTCCAAAAGAAAAATTTTTAGCAAGATTAGATGCGCAACCAAGTTTAGATAATAGAGAATTTGCTGTAACTTTACCTCGTATGAGTTTTGAGATTTCAGGTATATCATATGACTCTAGTAGAAAATTAACTAGAGTACAAAAATTTAAACATGTTAAAGCTGGTAATGAGGGTAAAGTATTAAACTATAACTTTGTTCCTGTTCCTTATAATATATCTTACAATTTATATTCTTTTACAGCGAGTGCTGAAGCAGGTCTACAAATTATAGAACAAATATTACCATTCTTTCAACCTGACTATACTGTGACGGTAAACGCAATACCAGAGTTAGATATAAAGAGAGATATACCAATAGTTTTAAATAGTGTAGATTATGAAGACACTTACAGTGGTGACTTCACACAGAGAAGAGCTGTTATATACACATTAGGTTTTACTGCGAAAACTTATCTATTTGGCCCTGCAACAACACAAAAAGTTGTAAAAGAAGTACAATCAGATTTATACACAGATACAGATACTTCAGCTAATAAGGCAAGAGAAGAACGAATTATCATAGTCCCTAATCCTACATCAGCTGACGCAGATGATGATTTTGGGTTTACAACAACAATACAAAACTTCAATGATGGTAAAAAGTATAGTACAACAACCGATAGTGATGAATAAATAGTATTATGGCAATAAACAAAGTAGGATCAAAAGGTATATTAGACGGGTCAGTCGCAGCGGCAGATTTTGGAGCAGGTGCTATTACTAGTGATAAATTAGCTAATACTACTGTTACAAACGCAAAATTAGCTAACTCATCTATTACAGCATCAGGAACATCTATCGCATTAGGTGCTAGTGGTACATTAAATAATGAGTTTGTTGAATGGCAATCAGTCGTAGTATCAGACGGTAGTACAGTAACGACTATGGTTGCTGGTAGAGGTTATTTTGTAAATAACACAAGTGCTGTTGGTATAGTTAAATTACCAGCATCTGCTTCAATTGGTGATACTATCGCTATTAAAGATTACGCAGGTAATTTTGGAACAAACAAATTAACTATTCAAAGAAATTCACACAAAATACAAGGTGATGCAACGGATAGCACCATATCAACAAACAGAGCGTCAGTCGTATTAATTTATGTAGATAGTACAAAGGGTTGGTTATATGTAAACGAACATAATGTTGCTGATTTACAAGCCGCCTCTTTTATCGCTGCCACTGGTGGTACAGTGACAACTTCAGGCAACTTTAAAATTCATACTTTTACAGGTGATAGTAATTTTGTTGTTTCAACAGTAGGTAATCCATTGGGTTCAAATACAGTTTCATATATGGTGGTTGCTGGTGGTGGTGCTGCTGGTGGTGGCGGTGGTGGTGCCGGTGGATTTAGAGAAGGATTAGGATTAAATGATTCATACACAGGTTCTCCATTAAGAGCTCCAACAGGAGTTCCAGTATCAGCAACAACATATCCAGTTACAGTTGGAGGAGGAGGATCAGCACCAGGTGGTGCTTCATCAAGTAATTCAAAAGGTACAAATGGTTCAAATTCAATTTTTAGTACAATAACATCTACTGGTGGTGGCGCAGGAGGATCTTCCGGAAGTGGCGATCAAGCTCCAGGTAATCCAGGTGGTTCTGGTGGAGCTGCAGGTAGAGGTCCTTCACCAGGGAGTTTTACAATAGGAAGTGGAAACACACCACCCGTAAGTCCATCTCAAGGTAATAATGGTGGATTAGGTAGTGGTGGAGGTTGGGCTTCAGGAGGAGGCGGTGGTGCCACTGCTGCAGCTGTCAATTCATCTCCTGGATCAGATGGACCTGGTGGTGCTGATAATGGTGGAGTTGGTGGAGCAGGAGCAACAACACATATTACAGGTTCTCCAGTTTCATATGCAGGTGGTGGTGGTGGACAAGATTATAGAAACCCTCCAGGAGCAGGAGTTAGTCCTTCAAATGGTGCTGGTGGATTAGGTGGTGGTGGAAATGCTAATATTTCTGATAGTGCTGGAGAAGCAGGTCCAGGAGCTGCTACTGCTGGAGGAGCAAATACTGGTGGAGGAGGTGGGGGTGGAGCTTATAATCCCGGTCAACCAGCAGCGTCTTATAGTAAAGACGGTGGTAAAGGAATAGTTGTTATTAGATATAAATTTCAATAGGAAAACATTATAAATAGTATAAAAGAGAATTAACATGGCAATAGATAAAATAGGATCAAAAGCATTAACAGATTGTTCAGTAGTGGCAGCTGATATAGCGCCAGGAACGGTCACAGGAACTCAATTAGCGGGTAGTATCGCTAACGCAAAACTAGCAAATTCAACTGTAACTATTAATGGTACATCTATCGCATTAGGTGCATCTGCGTCTATCGCAGCATTAGCATGGCAATCAGTTGTAGTATCAGACGGTAGTACAGTCACTACAATGGTCGCTGGAAGAGGATACTTTCTCAACAACACAAGTGCCGCAGGTATTGTAAAATTACCTGCTGGAGGAACTGCTGGTGATACTATCGCTATTAAAGATTACGCAGGTAATTTTGCTACAAACAAATTAACCATTCAAAGAAATGGTCATAATATTCAAGGTGCCGCTAATGATTCACAAATAGGAACTAATAGAGCAAGTATTGTATTAGTTTATGTTGACGCAACAAAAGGTTGGTTATATACAAATGAATCTAATGTTAATGTATTAGGTGCTTTATTTACAGCTGCTACAGGTGGTACAGTAACCACTTCAGGTGATTTTAAAATACACTCATTTACAGGTGACTCTAATTTTGTAGTAAGTCAAGTGGGTAATTGTGCTGGTGGTGGTAATAAAGTTAGTTATGTTGTAGTTGCTGGTGGTGCTGGTGGTGGTGCTGGTTCACCAAACTGGACAATGGGTGGTGGCGGAGGCGCAGGAGGTTTTAGAGAAGCAAAAGTTCCTTCCGATTCTTACACAGATAGTCCACTAGACGCAGGAACAGGTTTAACTGTAGCTGCCCAAACATATCCTATCACGGTAGGTGGTGGAGGCGCAGGCGGAACACCTGGTGCACCAGCTCAAAGAGGTGTCTCAGGATCAAATTCAGTATTTTCAACTATAACATCACATGGTGGTGGAGGTGGCGGAGGATATAATATTCCAGGCGGTCAAGGCGCTAATACTGGTGGCTCAGGTGGAGGTGGTGGTAATTCGTGTAATTCCCCAGGTATAGCTGGAGCAAATGGAAATACGCCTCCTGTAAGTCCATCTCAAGGTAATGCTGGTGGTGATAGTAATAGACCATTTGCTGGACCTAGTTCTTATCAAAATTTTGCTGGTGGTGGAGGTGGTGCCACTGCTGCTGGTGGTGATGGTGGCCCAACTGGCGATGCTGGTACAGGCGGCGCTGGTGGAGCAGGAGCAACAACACATATTACAGGATCACCTGTTGTTTATTCAGGTGGCGGCGGTGGTGGTGGTGCTGGTGTAGATAATCAACCAGGTTCTGCTAGTGCAATTGCTGGTCGTGGTGGTGACGGTGGAACAGGTGGAGGAGGAAATGGTATGACGGTAGGTAGAACACACTCTCCTCATAATATACCTTGGAGTTCATCATCAACTGGTGGAGCAGGAACGGCTAATACTGGCGGTGGCGGTGGTGGCGGCGGCTCTAACGGTGACAATAACACCCCTGAGTTTGGAAGACCTGGTGGTGCAGGTGGTAAAGGTGTTGTTATTATAAGATACAAATTTCAGTAGTTTTAAAACTGTTATATATATTATTGTGAATTAAGGAATTAAAATATGAATTTGAAAAATTATTATTATTATTTTAGATCAGCGTTATCTCCTAAATTATGTGATGACATAATTAGATATGGTACAGCTCATAAAGTTGAAACAGCCATTACAGGTGGCGTTGAAAGAGAAGACGGATCAAGTCGTAAAGCCGATGGTTCTCTCAAAAAATCAGTTCTCAATAACATACAAAAGAAAAGAAAATCTGATATTGTTTGGTTAAGCGATAGATGGATATACAAAGAAATACACCCTTACATACACGAA